CTTGGGACACCAAGTTGAAGGCAATGGAGCGTCCCGTGTATCTGGAAGTGGCGCTGAATTCGGCCAGTAGGCTGGCCAAGGAAATGGGTGGCCAGTTCCAGTTCGATGTCACTGACCCGAAGATACACGCCGCCCTCGAAGCCCGGGAGCAGATCCTGGCCGAGACGAACGGCTCACTGTATGACAGGATCTTTAAGTCGTTAGAGAAGGGGTCCAAGCTCGGGGAGTCTCCCATGGACCTGGCGCAGAGGATCAAAGGTGACTTCAACCTGCAGGCCTCTCGGGCGGTCACGATCGCTCGGACTGAGGTCGCCAGCGCCGTCAGCACCGTTCGGTACGGCGCCATGGAAGCTGAGGGCGTTGTACAGCATGAGTGGACGACCGCTCGGGATGAGAGTGTTCGCCCCGAACATGAGGAGCTGGATTCCGATGTCGTGGAGATTGGGGCGCCGTTCGATAACGGGCTACTGTATCCATGTGATCCATCGGGTGCTCCCGAGGAAATCATCAACTGTCGGTGTGTGGCGCTGCCCGTCGTTGAGAGGGGCTGGACGCCGAAGAGTAAGAGGGTTGTGGTCGCGGTGCCTTAACAGAGGAGAGAACGATGTCCGAAATCAAGATCGAGGAACTGACCCGGAGAAGTCCGTGTGAAGCGGACGTTCGGGTGGTAGGGGAGCCGAAGGACCGAGTAATCCGGTTCTGCATCAGTGACGAGACTCGGGACCGGTATAACTCCGTGGTTAGCGCTCGAGGATGGCAACTGGAGAACTACCTGAAGAACCCCGTCATGCTCTGGAGCCACGACTCCAGTCAACCTTCGATCGCCCAGAGCCGAGGGATCAGCTTCACCGAGGAGCCTCGCCCCTTCAAGCGGGACAAGACCAAGACCGGGACCTTCCGCCGGATGTGGGCGGAAGCCGAGTTCGCGGGGCCGGACGTGTATCCCTTCGCGGACGTGATCTTCCGGCTGTACCAGAAGAAGTTCCTGCGAGCGGTCAGCATCGGGTGGAAGGTGTTGAAGCACGAGTACCCCAAGACCGTTGAGGAGATCGACGAGAACCCGGACCTGGCTTGCTTGACGGAACTGTTGGTGGGCGACGATGCGTTTACCAAGAACGAAATGTACGAGTTCAGCGGGGCCAGTATTCCGGGCAACCCCAATGCCTTGATGGACGAGCTGGCGTGCATGGTGCCCGCATTGCGTTCGGCCGAACCAAAGACCAACGATATCATGGTCCGGATGGCTTCGGCGATACACCTGCCCGAAGCGGATGCCTTACCTCGAACGTTGGACGAGCTGTTCACGCATGTCCGGGCGCTCCTGGAAGCGGAGAAGCAGGTTGTAACCAAAACCACTGTTTCGGTCCCGACGGTGGACCCTATCTCGGCGGCTCCGACTTCGACCGCATCCGAGATCAAGAACGGCGACTCTGGGGATGGTGGTGGATCTGAGACGGCCGACGAAGAGGCCCAGCGCCTAATCGTGGATCCAATCCAGGGTCGGATCGGGGCATTGGAAGCCTTTCTCCAGAAAAATCTCACGCTCATCGGAGCGGAGTTGCAGGGGTTGCGGAAGAGTGTCGAAGCGTTGGCTAAGGAGCAGAGCGGTGGCCCAGCCACAACGCCCTCTCCGGAACCGAAACGGTCCGCGCTCTCCGACAGCCTGCTGCTTCGGATGACCGGTGAGCATAAGAAGGTGCTGCAGTCGATCGAAGCGGTCACCAAGCCGCTCGTTCGGACGGTGGCGGCCCCGAAGCTGAAGTTGCCTCCGAGTGTCGGGGGCACAGTGGAAGGGAAAAACGAACCCCAAGGCAAGGAGGCCTAAGATGGGCGACGAGGTGTTGGAAGCCCTCAAACGGATCGAGGGCAACGTCACCGCGCAAAGCACGCGGCTGACCGAGATCGAGAAGAAACAGGAGCAACTCCCCTCCATCCTGGAGCGGCTGGGCGCGGTGGAGTCCAAGGGAGCGACCCGGGTGGTCTCCCTCGGGATCGATGCCCACGAGAAGTCCAAGCAGCCGTTCTCGTTCTCCCGGGCAGCGCTCGCCATCGCGCTTCGGGACGAGAGCCTGGCTCCGTTCGAGATGAGCGTGATGAAGGAAGCGGGACGGAAGTACGCTTCCGTGCAGTCCGACAAGCAGCGCGTCATGTCCACGGGAGTAGACTCGGCGGGCGGCTACATCGTCCCCACGGAGTACGTGGCCGAGCTGATCGAACTGCTCCACGCTCGGATGATCTGCCGTGAGCTCGGGGCCACGAGCCTCAGCGGGCTGACGGGCGGCAAGATCCAGATCCCGCGCCAGACCGGCGGGGCCACCGCTTACCTGGTCGCGGAGGGCGCGGCCATCACGCCCAGCGACAACACACTCGGGGAACTCCAGATGGAGCCTCGGGAGCTGGCGGCCATGGTCAAGCTGAACAACCGGTTGGTCCGGCTCAGCAACCCCAGCGCCGAAGTCATGGTCCGCAACGACATGGCCAAGCAGCTGTCCAAGAAAATGGACCAGCTCTGCATGAAGGGCACGGGTGGGCTCCAGCCCGTCGGCATCGTCAACACCCCCGGCGTCAACTCCACGACGATGACCGCTGTCCCCGATCCGGATGCGCTGTACGACATGCAGTACCAGTGCGAGCTGGACAACGCGGACGTGGACGCCATGGGGTGGGGAATGCACCCCCGGAGCTGGAACACGCTCCGCAAGACCAAGGACGCGGAGGGCCGGTACATCCTGTCCAGCACCTTCGGTCAGGGCACCCAAGAGAAGCGCGGTCCCGTGCAGGGGATCCTGCTCGGGTTCCCGTATCGCACCACGACCCAGCTCAGCATCACGCTGGGCGCCGGAGCCGCGAGCGAGATCATTTTCGGCAACTGGGCCGAGCTGATCATCGCGGAGTGGTTCGGGCTGGAACTGAAGGCTTCGGGGGAGACCTCGGACGCCTTCGAGAAGAACCAGCTCTGGGTCCGGGCGATCATGGAGTTCGACTGCGGGGTGCGTCACCCCGAGTCCTTCTGCGTGGACCAGACGGTGGCGGTGTAGTAACGCAAGATCCGGGGATGACCATGAGGTTCTCCTCCTAAAAGGCGCGGGCTGGGGTCGGGGCCGAAAGGCCCTGGCCCCGCCCCGTCACGGGAACAGCGCCGATGACGGGGAGCCGCAAGTTGCGGAGTTCTCGACAGCTGTTAACTGAAGGGAGGCGCCGATGAGCGCCGTAGCAGCCGTGGTCACCGCGATGGCTTCGCGGAACACGAATAAGTTCCAGAAGTTCTCGGACAAGGTCGTCATGCGTGACGACGGGCCGTTCTACTTCGGCGACGAAGGCGACGTTTGCGCGAAGTACAACTCCTCGCGTGGGTGCCTGGAGATCGATGGCCAGGGCAACGGGGTCGACATCAAGTCTCCCCTGGTCAAGGATCGAGTGCAGCTGATCGAGAAGTTTGAAAAGCTGCCGCAGTTGATCGCCACCGTTGGTTACGCGGTCAACAACCAGTTCGAGGTCCTGGGCACCAACTCTTCCGACGGCGACGTCACCATGAGCCCGGAAGGCGGGATCATCATGGAGACGGACGGGGCGGCGGCGGACTCGATCATCGTGCTTCCCGCGCTGACGGCCAATCTCAGCGCGTGGTCGAACCTGACCTGGGGAACCGACCGCAGCGTCCGGTGGGAAGCGGTGATCGCAACCGGATCCACCGCGCAGTCCGTAACCTCGACGATGCTCTGGGCCGGGCTGAAACTCACCAACACCGGTACGGTGGCTACCGACGCGGAGCAGGCTTTCTTCAGCTACTCCAGCATCGGCGGCGCGTTCTGGACGTATGTCTACTCCATCGGCGGGGTGGACGTGCAGGCGACGACCGGTGTCGCCATCGCCCAGAACACCACCTACCACCTCGTGATCGACATCGACTCGACGCGGGTGGCCCGGTTCTACATCAACGGAGTGCTGGTGGCGACCAGCACGGCGCTGACCGCCGGAGACCTCATCCCGTACATCGGGGTCTTGTGCGAGGCGACGGCGGCGCTGGCTCGGCGGGTCTACGTCTTCCAGACGTCGATCTCCCGCACGATCGCCAACGCCTAGTGGGTACGAACTAAGGACCAAGGAACGAAGGAGCTAAGCCATGAAGGGAAGTCTGCACGAGGAAGTGAAGGTGGTCAACGTCCTCAACCCCGCGACGTATGCCGCAGCGGCTGAGGCGTTCTCCACCGGGATCGACTGCATCGGCTTCGGGGAACTGATGCTGGTGTTCCACTGCGGTGTGTTCACGGCCACGGGGATCGTGGGCATCCAGTGCGAAGAGTCGGCGGTGCTCGCCAGCGGGTACGTGGACGTCCCCGGCGCGGCCATCGCCAACACGGTGATGATCGACACGGCGGACGAGACCGTGTATCTGATCCGCTTCGACCTCACCAAGCGGCTCCGGTACATCCGTGTCGGGTACGACGTGGACACGGCCAACACGCTCTGGGGCTGCATCGGAATCCTCAGCCAGCCGTTGACCCGTCCCGTCACCCAGGTCAAAACGGCGGTGTCCGTCTAGAGGAGGAAAACCGAGAACGCTCGGGGCTGAAAAGCCCCGGGCTTCTCCTCGGGAGCTCGCGCGTGCGGGCTTCCAACGAGAAGCCCCTATAACTCAAGGAGCTGAACATGGCGTGGAAAATTGGGAACGGTGGAAAGCATCACGAAGCGGCCAGGCACGGGGCATGCTTTGCGCTTACCAATGACGTCATCAACGCGGTAGACAAGATCTGGTTCGGTCAGCTGGCCTACGACGAGACCACACCTATCCTACTGATTCGCAACCCAGCGAGGGCGTGGGGCGGGGCAGACGCCCTCACCGTCGAGGTCTATCTGGTCATCGAGGAGCTTTCCGTCTCGCTCACCAACACACCGGGAGCGCCTGTGGAGTTCTTGCTGGTGGGTGACGCCTGTGATCGGTATGAGCCGTTTAGCGGCGTGGCCCGGACTCCGGTCAACACCCATGTCGGAGCCCTCAACGAGGGCGCCCAGGTAGCTGCGGCGTTCATTTACGACGAGGATCCCGAAGCCATCGCGTCCGCTTTAGTCACCGGCTCCAGTCCCCGACAGTTGGATATCGGGGGTCTGCCGGCGGCTCCCGGCAACTCGGGTGCGTTCGAAATTGACGGCGCGATCATCCTGGCTCCCGGGAGTTGTTTGATGGCATACGCGTGGGCTCCCATTACGGAACCGCAAGGCCGGTACTCGGCCAAGGCCTACGTCGAGTATCGCCAGACCTAAAGGAGCGCGTCATGTTCAGAGGTTCTGCCTCGGCGGTGCACCCTAGGTGTTTCCCAGCGTTGGCGGCTTCTTCCGCCACTCCTCCAGAAGGAGGGGTCTGGTTCTCGAAGTTGGTGGGGGGCGTGGCCGAGCTGTTCTACAAGGACAAGTCCGGCAACGAAGTTCAGCTGACTTCCAACGGCGGGCTGCGCGGCGAGTCCGTCTACTTGGACTCCACGAAGGACAACTACTTCCCCCGGGTCAATGCCCTGGGCGGAATCACTCCGGTGACCTACTTCGGTGCGGAAGACGTTTACGATTTTGGTAACAACATCCCAAGTACTATCGCGGATCGCAACGCTATCTGCCTGGATCAGGCCGTCACCGATGACTTCTTGACGCTCAACGGCGTCGAGGTGGTAGGGGGCGCTTGGACGGCTGCGGCGGTTCCGGTGGCAAGATACATTACGATCTACTCTCCAGACGATCTGAGCGGCTGCCTGTTTAACGTGACCGGTACGGATCACTTAGGGCGGGCCACGTCGGAGCCGGTAACGGGTCCTAACGGTTCAACGGAACGCACACTCGGTTACTTCCGTACCGTAACTTCGGTAGACGTGATGGGGGCGGCAACGAACGTTGAAGTCGGCACCGGTACGGTGCTGTTCGTCTGTGATATCAGCACCATGGGTAAGCATTTCCGCGTCAACCCCGCCAACAACGTGAACATCGTTGTGGGCATGTACGGTCAGCTAATCTTCGCCGGGGGCGCGGGCGACGGTCGGGTCCGTCGGGCGTCGGTTCGAGTGGATCGCCCGGCGGGCGGAACCTTTGCGTGGGCTAACCTGTCGGAGCCGAACGACTCCTGTATCTGGTTCGCGGGTGGGGTAGAGCCGGTTCCCACGGCAGGTGGCAAGAATTTGTTCGAACTCGCGCACGACGAGGGGCTAGCAGCTCCGGGATACGGGGTCTGGTACGGGATAAAGTCCGCCCTCCTCCTGATGGCATAGAGAGGCGAAAAATGTTTGGATCGAAAAGCGCAGAACACTCGGTGGGACGCGGAAGACCGATGGTGGTCTCGCCTGCGGCTGAAGCGGGAGTAGTGGCGTGGTACATCAAGGACGTAGCGGGCGTGCCGGAACTTTTCAGCCGAGGCCAGGACGGTGTCGAGAACCAGCTCACGTCCGGTGGGGCTATCCTTGGCACCAGCATCAAGTTCGACTCCGTCCAAGTCGGCAAGGTCCCCAAGATTGACAGTGCGGGAAAACTGACCGAGTTCACCGACGCAACCTCGGAAGTGATTTACGACTTCGGTGACAATGTTCCCGGAGTGGCTGACCGGAACGGGCTCGGCTGTTCCCAGACGAGGGTCGGCGCGGGGGATCTGGCGCTGAATGGCGCGGCTATCGCTGCGGGTGCGTGGGCGTGTCCATTCAGCGGCGGGCGGCTCATTACAATCTACTCCCCGAACAACATTGCCGGGGTCGTCTTCACGATCTACGGCACCGACTACACCGGAGCTGCCCAGAGCGGTACCGCGACCGGGGTCAACAACTCTACCGTGGAGTGCGTGCGGTGCTTCTGGAAAACAGTGACGCGGGTCGAGTGCGATGGCGCGTGCGCGGCCGTGGAGATCGGATTCAGTGATGGGCTGCTGAACTGCGACCTAGCCTTAGGAACGCACTTCCGCATCGATCCCGAGAACGGAGCCGATGTTACCGTTGTCATGACCGGAAACACCGGCGCGGGTTCCCGGGACCGTGCTTCGATCAAGTTGGAACGCCCGGCGGGTGGAGACTTCTCGTGGGCGCACGCGGTCGGAGATCACACATTCTATTTTGCCGGAGGCGCAGAACCAGTTCCCACGGCAAGCGGTACGGACTGGTACGAGTTCGTTTGTGATAACTACACCCCCGGCGGCGCGATCATCTGGTACTGCTCGGCCTACGCTCAGGATATCAAGGCATAGCGAACTATGGCCGTTGAACACTTTGTCCTAGCCCAGGTTAATGGAGCCGGACCGTACACACTTGGTTTCGGACCCGGGCATATCGCCTACTACCAGTGCGATACTGAGATCGAACGTCCCGCCGGGGTTAACGAAGGTGATCTGGCCTATACCCGAGACACGAACAAAAACTGGGCTTACGACGGCGCGGCTTGGAACGAGCTCGGTGGTGGTGGGGCCTGTAACACTCCTGCAGCGGTGGCTTTGGGAGACATGCTCTACTCGAATGCGGGACCCGCATGGACAGTACTCTCGGGGAACACCGCCGCGGTCAGGAAATACCTGGTCCAAACCGGGGCCGGGGCTGGAGTTTCGGCGGCGCCAGCGTGGGATACCCTCCAGGTGGCGGACATCCCGCAGGGGCCGGGAAGCACTCTCGACGCCGACACGCTCGATGGATCGCACGCGGCGGCTTTCGCTACGTCTGCCCACTCCCACACTCACACGGGCGATCTCATCGGCACCACGAATCAGATCGCGCTCTCGGCCTCTGGAGCTAACGTCCTGTGGGATTCGACGGATATTACCCTGTCGCTCCCCCAAGATATCCACACTGGCGCATCCCCCACCTTCGCCAACCTCACCGACAGCGGCATCACGGCGACTCACGTAGTCTACGGCGGTGTAGCTGGCCTCCTCACCGGCTCCGCGAACATGAC